CAGTGGGAAGAAGACCATATAGTCTCATACAAGATACCAAAGGTTTATGCATTAAGAAGGCCAACGTGGGAAGTTAATCCAGTTAGAAAGATTGATGACTTTAAGGTAGCATTCTTTACAAATCCACAGGATGCATTGTCACGCTTTGCGTGTATGCCACCAGATGCTATAGACGCATTCTTTAAATCAAAAGAGAAGGTTGAAAAAGCATTTAACAAAGCGCACCTAGCTGTGGATAATTTTGGTAGACTAGAAGAATGGTTTATACCAGATCCAGACAAAGAATACTTTATACACGTTGACCTTGCTCAAAAGCATGACCATTGTGCAGTTGCAATGGCACACGTTAACAGATGGGTTAATGTAAAAGTAACAGACACTTATTCTCAGCCAGCACCAATTGTTGAGATAGACGCTGTTAGATTCTGGACCCCAACAAAAGATAAGTCTGTAGACTTTACAGAAGTTAAAGATTATATTCTTTCATTGAAGACACGAGGATTTAAGATTCGTGTATGTACCTTTGACAGATGGAATTCACATGATATGATGCAACAACTAAAACAATATGGCATCAATACTGAAATTCTATCTGTCGCTAAAAAGCATTATGATGATATGGCTATGGTGGTTGCAGAAGAAAGAGTGGTCGGACCACATATACCTTTGTTAATTGATGAACTACTACAGTTAAGAATTATGAGAGATCGAGTAGACCACCCTAGAAAGGGATCCAAAGACTTGGCGGATGCTGTATGTGGAGCAATCTATAACTCAATAAGTAGAAGTAAGTTTGATACAAACGAAGAGGTAAATATTCATACCTATGAATCAATGAGCTATGACAATGATTTTGGAAAAGAAGCAGACGGAGAAACAAGTTCCTATAATATGATTAGGGCTCCAAGAATGCCAGAAAACTTAAAAGACGCAATGGACAGGATGCAAATAATATGAGCACGTATCAAGAAAAAGCAAAAGAATGTAAATGTTGTGGCAAACATGTTCCACTTCCAACTGTATTAAAAGAATATAATGGAACAGTTCTTTGTCCCACTACATTCTCTAATGTAATTGAATATAAAAGAATATGGAAACTCGCTGGCCACAGACCAATGGGAAATATAAGAAAACATTTTTCAGAATATGTACAGCAGATAGTAGAAGAAACTATTGACAAAAATGAAGACGGCACGTTATAATAGACACCTAAGCAACATTAGCTTAGTTGGTTAAAGCCCCGAACTCATAATTCGGTAATCGTAGGTTCAAGTCCTACATGTTGCACAGGGAGACTAAATGAACGAAGAAGAAGCAAATGATGCAAGGATTGCGTACTACTTAGAAATAGGTGCAATAAGTTTTGAGGGCGTTGACGAAAGCGGCGAGATAATTTATTCAATTAGCGATAGAGCAAAAGAGTTAGCACCAGAGTTGTGGCAATCTCACATAGAGTATGTAGACAAGTCGTTGATTGAGTTGTATGAGCAGGGGCTGGTGGAAATTGAATACAATGAAAAGCTAGAAGCAACTATTCATCTTACCCCTGAAGGACAAAAGATTGCAAGAGAAAAAGGGTTAATCGAGATGGATCTGAATCCAGATATCCCAAACGATTAATGAAATGCCTTCGTAGCTCAGAGGATAGAGCAGGACTCTTCTAAGGTCTTGGTCGCAGGTTCGACTCCTGCCGACGGCACAATGCGGATGTTGCATATTGGTAGTGCCTCTGCCTTCCAAGCAGAAGGGGTGAGTTCGATTCTCATCATCCGCTCAAATAAAAAAATGCTATACTAATCATAAGCAGTACAAAAAATAAGGAGAACAAGATGAACGTTTTAAAAAAGCTTAAGGATTTTTTTGGAGTTAAAGAAGATGTCTATTCTGTAAAGATAGATGAGATTTTAGCACCAGCCAAGAAGGCTGCCAAGAAAGCTCCAGCAAAGAAGGTAGCCAAGAAGGCTCCTGCAAAAAAGACAGCTAAAAAGGCACCAGTCAAGAAGGTGGCTAAGAAAGCGCCAACCAAGAAGGCTAAGTAATGTTTGAGTACTACGTTAAAAAGGTTACAAAGGTTGTAGACGGAGATACCATCGATGTAGATATTGATCTTGGATTTGATATCTCATTTAGCTCACGAGTTAGGTTGGCGGGAATAGATACTCCTGAAAGCCGTACCACAGACAAAATGGAAAAAGCGCTTGGCCTTGAATCTAAAGAGTATTTAAAAAAAGCAATTGATGCATCTAAGACTGTTGTTATTAAAACAGAAAAAATGGACTCATCAGAAAAATACGGGCGTATCCTTGGATGGCTATTCCTAGACGGATCTAAAGTATCGGTCAATGAACAAATGATTGCCGATGGATATGCTTGGGGATACCTAGGGGATACCAAGGTAAAGGACTTTGAAGCACTTGCTAAAGTAAGGGCTAAGAAGAAGTAGACAAGATATAAATATTTTGCTATAATAATATACGGACTGCTCAATAGAGGGTCCGTATATTAATTTATTCGCTTGAAAGGGGAATAACATGGTAAACTCATTTACATTGGATCTTTTTAAGGATCCATTTTTTATTGGCTGGGATCGCCAATTCAAAGATCTCGAAAAGGTAATGCATAATTCAACAAACTATCCGCCATACAACTTGGCCCAGGTAGGTGAAGATAGCTATATGATTGAGCTGGCTTTGGCTGGATTTAAGCGTGAAGATATCTCTGTTGAACAGGAAAAAAATGTTCTAACAATTAAGGGTTCATCGGAATCTGAAAATGAAACTACATATATTCATAAGGGTATCGGTGCAAGGTCTTTTGCAAGAACCTTCTCTTTATCTGAATTTATGGAGGTTGCAGCAGTAGCAATGTCTGATGGCATTCTAAAGGTATTAGTTATTAGAAATGTTCCTGAAGAGGCAAAGCCAAAAACATTTGAAATTCTCGATTCATTTACACCAGAAGAAGTAGTAGCATCTCCTGTTGAGAGAAAGAGAAAGAAATAGTATAATGGAACTCTGCACCCCTTCATCGGGGAGTCGCAGATAGCGGGCCGTTACCCGCAGGATGGACCTGAGCATGTCCTCAAACTGCTCATTATAATTAAGGGATAAAAAAATGCCAGTGTACGAATACAAGTGCTCATACGATGATGCACATGCAACAATGTCAGTTAACAGATCAATAACAGAAAATGATCCAGGATACACTTGTGTTGAATGTGAGTCTCCAATGACTAGACACTTTACACCATTTGGTATACAGTTTAAAGGTAACGGTTTTTATAAAACAGATAATCCTAAGTAATTTAAATTAGCCTTCTGCTATAATTACTAAGTAAGCAAAGATATTGCATTACTTAGGAGATACCTAGTTGACTAGAAAGTTAAAGTATTTTTTAACCAGCCTTTTTATAATTGGCTGGCTTTTCCTTTTTAGCCCTAACTTTGCTAATGCTAATGAGCCTCCTGCTCCTGCAGAACAAGTTGTGGTAAGCCCTGCACAACAGGCAGTAAACACAGCCATTGCAACCGCAACTACAGAAGTTGCTCAGGCAGCAGCCGCATCAGATACAGCAACAGTGACTATAGCCACTGCGGTTGAATCAGTAACAACGTCTAACACTGCTGTAGCAGCAGCAAATACAGCGGTAGCAGCAGCAACGGCTGCGGTAGCAGAAGTATCAAATGTATCCTCAGCCGTAGAAACTGCAACAACAGTTGTTCAAGCAATTACTTCAACAGTAGCGGCAGTTACACAAGCCGTAGCTGCAATACCAGTAGCAGCGACAACTCAATCACCAGAGGTTGTAGCGGCACAAGCAGTAGTAACGCAAGCCGTTACTACCGTAGATTCTGCGGTAGCCACAGTAATATCAACAGCAACTCCATTAATGACAGAAACACCAACCACAGTTGCACAAGTAGCTACAGCAATTGCAACAGAAGTTGCCCAATCAGAGACAGCCACAGTTTTAGTTCAATCAGCACAGACAGCAGTAGATACGGCTACTGTAACAGTAGCTGAAGCAAATACTGCGGTGGCAGCAGTTACACCTGCACGGACAGAAGCTCAAACACAATTAACTCAAGCAAACGTAGCAATTAATAACGCTCAAGATGCAGTCAATGCTCTAGCGGCAACCATTGGCACTACCACAAACGTTTTATCTAATGTAGATGACGCTGGTATCCGAATGAATCTTCCATTTAATTTACAGATGGGCGGAGTAACATACAACAATGTTTACGTTGGGTCTAATGCCACTATTACCTTTGGTGTAAATGAAGGTGGAAACTATTATTCTACTCCAAATGCGCCTTCTATTTCTATAGCAGGATATGACTGGACTACCTGGAGTAATGGATCTGGAATTACATATTCAACAACTACAAACACCCTTAGCGTTGCTTGGGATCTTAGAGTTTATCCTTTGCAAACAGCAGAAACACAAATGACTCAAGTTAGATTTAATGCCGATGTTAATCCTTCAGATGGTGCCTGGCAGGCAGATGTAAGCGTGACTGGGCCAATCCCAAATGGTGCTAGATTTAACGTAAGAGAGACTACAAATGGTCCCGTAACAAATATTAGTAATACAAGCACTACTACGGGATTTACTGGAACAATTAGTCAAGGCGCTGCATTTACTCCCACCCCTGATCCAGACAATGCAACAGTCTTGGCAGCAATTGATACAGCAAATGCACAAATTGCTACATTAAACTCAGCAGTTACTGCTATTGTTGCAACAAATACAGCAAATACAAATACAGTTATTGCACCAATTGCAACTGTTTCACAAAATACTGTAACGGCATTATCAGCAGCAAACACAACATTGACTGAAAAGGTGGCAGACCTTGCAATTGTTTCTACAGCCGTAGAAAAAGTAACTACAGCACCTACAATAGTGGCAGCAGCTCAAACAGTAATTGATGCAGTTCCTGCACCAGCGCCCTTGCCAGCCCCTGCTCCACCTGCACCAGTTGAACCACCAGTAGTCGTGCCACCTGTAGACACTACACCAGTAGTCGTGCCACCTGTAGACACTACACCAGTAGTCGTGCCACCTGTAGACACTACACCAGTAACTACCACACCAGTTGATACCACACCTGTGGAAACAGAACCAATTGACACAGAGCCTGTGGAAACAGAACCAATTGACACAGAGCCTGTGGAAACAGAACCAATTGACACAGAGCCTGTGGAAACAGAACCAATTGACACAGAGCCTGTGA